GGGGGGACAACATTTTTAGGTAACGAAGCACGATCATAGCCATGTACTGACATGTGGAAGGTTGGGTAACATAGAACCGAGTCGGTAACAAACTCACCCTCGGCCCTCATGCGCAAAACGTCATCACCCAATGCTGACCAACGCTCTACATTTTTTGCTTTTTCCTCCGCATCAATATGAGGATTGTCCAGAAAACGTAAAACAAACCTGCGAATAGTAGGGACTTCACGATTCTCCTCCTGCTCTTTATCCGCACGTTCGCTTAAGCCCAGTAGAGCATCGTTTTTACTATGAGGCATGGCCGACCACACCAGACAACCTTTTCTATCTGCAAGACGTGCTTGCATCTCAGGTAGCCACTGCTCATTTGCCACGTCCTCATCTAGATGTACCCTGTCGGCCTGAAAACCTTGGGGAGGGTCACCTTCGGAACTAAAAAAGAATATCTGCCAACCGTTATGAAGCTCACAGCTCTGTATGTAATTGGCACTCTTAAGAAGCCAAGAAGTCTTCTTGATGAAACGTGGAGGGATCATTGGAGGTGCGGGCTTTGCATCCTCTTTCCTATGTTCATCACTTACAGGGTCATACCCTCGCCATTGATTGGTTTCTTCGTCTTTGATTATCTTGAATGCCCCGGCCTTGAATAGCATCGGGTAAACCACCATGCCGATATGCTTCCAATCACGGCCAATGATGACAAGATTGCCACCTTCCTGCGGGTACTTGTTGTATGGGTCTTGCCCAGTTACAGCACGAGCGTCTTCCATGAACGTAGATAAAGACTTGCCAGAACGATTACCACCAATAACAAGAACCTCACTCGCCGTGCATTGGTGCATCTCCTCCTGAATCGGAGACGCCTTGTACATCTTGATCGCTTCGCACGACCTCTGGGAGATTTCCGCTTGCAGCTCCGTCAACTGCTTCCGCTGGGATGTCGTCGTCGATTGGGACGCCAATAACTGGTCCGTTGAGTCTTGGTTGCGCATCGACAACTTGGTACGAAGCTGCGATTGTTTCGAGTCGTTTGTCGAGTTCTTCTTCAAGCTCATCGTCTGTCCATAGCTCCAGAGGCTTCTTACTTGCACCCATCTCGCTTGTCTGAACCGTAAGCTTGGTGATAGCTTCCAGCATTTTTGTACGGGTTGCTGAACCCGGAGGGGCGTCGTAGTACTGCTTCACTAGCATGCTGGCGAAGCCACCGGAACCACCGAAGAGAGTCATTACCCTTTCCAGTACCTCGCTTACATGAGGGACGTTTTCGCCGCCTCTGGATGCACCGCGAGTAAATAGCCGACGTGCCTGCTCCTCGATACCTGCTAGGGTCTGCTCTTCCTTCACGGCAACTCGCTGTTGCGAAGCTATACGCAAGCACTCCGGGCATGTCGTACGCCTGCCGTTGTGAGTTACGCCACATTTTTCGCATACCTGTTCAACCACAATAATCCCTCATCGCGGACAGTATACATGCGTACAGAAAACTAGCCCTTAGTTTTTACTGGGTTTTCTCATCGCCTCATAGCAAGAACGATCCCGGCGATACTCAGCAGTAGGGCTGTTTGGACGGCCAATAAGCCCGTAAGCTCGAAGAGTAGATGATACCCTATTAAGACTAGCACGGGTCTGAGCATCCTTTTTACGCTGTTCTAGCGTTCGATTGTCATATATCATATCCGTCTCCTTGGGGTTGAGGTGATTATATACAACAGGGGCAGAAGGTACAAGACCAACTGCCCCTGCCGAGTCCCCTACCCCAAAGAGGTCTCCTATATTTCCTACATTCCGTGGGCTTCTGATCCCACGACGATATGACGGCTTAGCTCAAGTGGAGCACCATCTTTATCAAATGTATTGAGCTTTGTGCCGATATCAGCATCACCTGATGCGATAGCAGATCCAGCCGATGGGCCGCGAACCACTACCCAGCAGACTTCGCCTACCTTGACAGGTGCTGTGAGGTACTCATCAACAATCCCGTAAAGGGTTGCGTCTGCACCTTCAGTCACGCCAAGTGGTCGTGCGTCTGTTGGATCAAGCTGAACCTTGTCGCCACACTGAAGAACATCGGCACCGACATTCTTTACTGCGACACATTCGACTGTCAAATTGCTGTACAGTGCTCCAGTGCTTGGGTTCTCATCTCGGAATACCGAGTGTTGCCCAATCACCGACAGACCGTCACCAACCTGCAAGTCCTGTGGTTGATTTACCGAGTCATAATACGCGACGTTGATGCCAAGCGTCTTGCCGCGATCAAACTTCGGATCTGAAGTTAAAGTTGACATTGCTTATCTTTCCTTTTCGCTTAAGCAGGTTGTGGTGAGAACTTGACGAAGTTTCGTGGAGACTTCATCTTAAGGTTGGCTAAAACGCTTACAGCGTACCGATGCGCTTGAAGTTCCTCATTGTAGTAAGGACCTTCACCAGTCATCAACTGGCCTTCCATGCACTTCATTTCCATGTTACCGATGGACAGGGCGTAACCTGTTTCGGATGGAATGGCGTACTCGGTCGAAACCTCGATGCCGTCAAGCTCGACTACATCGCCGAAGCCATAGCTTCGAAGACCAGCAGTCTTTGTGACGATTGCTCGCTCACGACTATCTAAGCGATTGAGGAAGTCAATGTAGAGCTTCCTGTTAAGCAACACGAGATCAATTTGTGATTCCTTCGTGTCGTTTCGCTTGGCGTGTTGTACGCCTTCTCGGATAGCTTCAATGCACTGATCTTTCCAAGTTTGATTAGCACCTTGGAAGTAGCTACTTTCGTAGTTACAAATCAAGGGGGAATAGTAATCATACTCTGGATCAACTGGTACGTATGGCCATGAGCCAGCTTCTCGCTGTGCTCCACCAAGAGCACCAAGCTCTGTGCTAAGACCAGCATAGATGTCATCTGGCCAGAGGAATGGATCTTCTGCTCGTGCAGTTGTTTCATGAGCACCAGTATCAATGTTAACGGAACCGTTTACACCGAAGACAGACTCAAGACCATGCCATCGGTTTTCGTTACCGGGAAGATTCCCGTCAACGTAAATCTCTTGGCCGAGCTGCTCTTGCATGGACTCCTGCAAACGACTTGCCATTTTACCGGCTACGTCGATGAGCTGGGAAACTCCACGATTTTCGAGCATCTCTCGTTTTGTTACCATATCGGTGACGCTGTAGCCACGATATGGAAGATTGGCTCGCTGCCAGAGGTTGTGTCGAGCGAATACTCTCGCTGACTCACCTGTATTCGAGGTCACAGGTTGATTACGGTATCTGACTTCCCAGTCGAAGCCACGACCACCCTGATTCATTGCTACACGACCACTACCTTCAAGAAGTGCAAAGACCTTGTACTTACGAAAAGTAGCTAGCTCTTCCTCCTTCAAATGAAGGACAAGTGTCGTACCAATCGTCCTTGCCCAATCTGTGCTTGACGCCATTAGTCTGTCCTTTTCAAATTAAGTTGTCTCTTTGAAGTTGTGACTTCAACCTCGCCTCAAACGATTGTCCACCCCCATCGGATGAACCTTGATTCGGTTGACCAGCCCCGCGACTCGGATTACGAGAAGCTTCCCTTCTTAAGAACTCTATGTCCTTTTCAGCGGAATTTTGTGCAACGGGAGCCGCTGGGGCCTGTTGCGGTGCTGGTGCTGCTTGCTGCGGAGGCAGGCTTTGCTGGAATTGACGAGACTGTTGTGCCTGTTTTTCAGACTCACCCACCCTCAACATAAGGTCTCTCTCAACCATTGCCGTAGCGTATTCCCACCTCTGCTCGGCACCTTCGATGCCCATTCCGGAAGCCTGCTGAATGTACTGCTGTATGGCTAAACCTTCTCTCGTCGGTGTGGTTCCGTCTGCCTCGTACAACCAATCTTTGTTTTGATCCTCCAAACTGGAGATGTACGAGTGCTCATCTCGACTGCCAAGCTCCTGATCAATCATCTGCTGAGCAATCTGCTGAGCCTGCTGCTGGATCATCGGACCCAACGCCTCTTCTGGATTGTTTAAGAAGTTCTGGGCAAAGTCTGCTCGATGCTGTAAGTGATTCTCTAGCGAATACCTCGCATCCAATGGAGCATTCTCAGCAATCGCATCTCGCCCATTCTCGTCCTTGACAAGGTAACGCTTGTGCTCAGGCTTAACTTCCGGCCCCAACCACGGGGCTCGTTCTTCCTTTTGCGGAGCTTGTTGCACAGGCTGTTGAGGTTGCGCCTGTTGAGTCTGACCATTACGCCAGTTCTCAAACGCATCTTTGTGCTGCATGTATTCCTGAGCATACGGAATAAGCTGCTGGTATTGCTGCAGATTTCGCGTAGCCGATTTCTCTCGCTCCATAGACTCATAGAGACTACGGGCAATAGATGTGTCGTCTTGGCCTTCAAACTCTGGAAGACCCTTGAAAGCATCCCAAACAGATTCGTTCTGTTGCGGTTGAACACCGACACTCTCCGTAGTTGTCGTTTCTACCGGGGCCGATTCTACTGGGGCAGATGATTCCTCAACAAGGGAATCTTGGACTTGTTCTTCACTCATTGCTTCCTCCTATGGGTTATGAGTTGCAGGGGTAGTATACACACGTTCAGAAGGCACCGAACGTATTTGGGCTACTAATTCTTGGGCTGCCCATACCCATTCTAGAGCGTATCTTCTCCAGTTGTGCTTGATCCCGCCGGTACGCCTCGTCAGCCTCCGCTTGCTGATCATGAGCTAAAAACCTGTTTGTTGCTGTCAGTTTCTGAAAAATCGGGTTCTTGTCGCGGGCCTGCGATACCGAATAACTCTCCGGTGTCTCACTCTCCATAGCTTCAAACGCCGGACCACGCTTAACCTCTCGGGCCGCTACTCGCTCCGCAGGAGGTACACCAAACCCCGGATCCCCCTGTTCTCTCGGTACTTGATCAGCAAAAGCACCCTCCTGACCAGAACCCTGACCCAACGCAAATGCTGTCTCGTTCCGTATGTCGTAAAACATATCAGGGTTTATAGACAACCCGCCCTGAACCCTCCGAGGAATACTACGACTCAAAGTATTACCAAAATTGTGATCCGCAGCATCAAGAGATGCTGTAAGGGCTAAACCACCAAGAACAGTGTTATCACGGTCTTTTACGCCAAAAGCTTCAAGCAACTGCTGGCCCTCATCAGGCATGACATCCTGTGCTATCTGAGCCTTCCGGTCTGCCTCATCTCGTACGTCACGCTGGAAATGACGACGAATATTCCCGTTCTCATCCCGAATAGTTATCCCTGCCGTAGGTGTCTCACCCATGTGAGACTTGTTCGCCAAATCTAAACCGAACTTGCGAAAACCACGGTCATATCCACCAAGTCCACCAGAAGCCGCATACTTGTGACCCTGTACTAACGCATTCTGAGCACCAACCAATCCACCCGTCAGCCACGCAGCAGGATTCTGGAATAACTCCACTCCAATAGGAGAT